TACGGTCTACATATACTGTAGTTTCTCCCGTATGCTGGCTTACGCTGGGCGTTGCGTCCTCGATTACGTCAAGCTCTATATTGCACCCGAACGTCTGTACCCCCCCCCAGAAATTTCCAGTATTTCTGCGGTGTAGCGAGCTTTCGGGTACTTTCTCGCTAAGTCCCCCGCCAGCTCTGCCGATAGATTGCCTATTACCTTATCGCCCCACTTTACGTATGCGGCAGGCTCTCCGTTGTATGTGTACTTTTCTACTGTAATATCTTCACTGCCGGACATTCTGCTTAAAATATCCTGCCTGTTTTCTCCGTCCTCATTATTGAATGTCACGCCTACTACTTTCGTTCTGATTGTATCTAAAACCCTGCTACCAGATGCGGCGGCAGGCGCTGGCGTTCTGTTTCCGTTCTCTTTTCCTGCGCTTTTCTTTTTCAGTCCAAAATAGGCGCATACTGCCGCAACCACAATGCAGCCCGCCCCACCTGTTATATTTCCAGACGGCAGCGCCGTTAAACCGCTTACTGCAAATAGTGCAGCCGCTGCCACTAAAATTACCTTTTTCTTTGTCATAGTAAGCCCTCGCTTTCGTATCTACTTCAATTCTAAAATTTCATCAGCAGAGACGTTAAGCTCTCTGCATATTTTCGCAAACATTTCTATTGTCGGTGCGTGCGCCCCATTCTCCCACCTGCTTATATCTTTCTGGTGGACTTGCAGGCGTTCCGCAAGTTCTGACTGTGAAACGCCCGCCGCTTTTCGTGCTTTCCTTATGTTCTCGCCTAAGTTCATGCCTTACCTCTCTTTTCCTTTGCTCTCAAAACGAAAGCAATAAGCAGCTTTACCAGTCCTACTACTACTAAAAATACTCCTAATTTCAAAAGCATACTCTTTACTCGGCTGTGGGTTTGTGTTATATTTTTTATAGGCGGCGGGCTTATCGCCCGCCTGTCGGTTAGGGCTTTCGCCCTAACCTATGTACTTACCGATTATGATAAGTATTATGCCTATGATTAAGTCTATCAATGCGTTGATTGTCAGGTCTCGCCATTCGATAGGCTTTTTCTTTTGTTTCTTTTTCTTACCCATTGTGCCGTTTCTCCTTTCCAGTGGCTTTGCCTCTTATTTGTTCTTATCTCCTTTCCATGATTTTATTATATACCAACTTTGGTATATTGTCAACGCTTTTATGCAGAAAATCCTATAAAATTGCAAAAAAATAGAGGGCAGGCAGCGAACCGCCCACCCTCGAAAACTTAAGCTAATCTTGTGGCATAATCTAAGCTAATCCAGCCTGCGCCACTCTTCAAGCGTCCCCAGCCAACGCTTGCACCCTGTCCGGCTTTCACTTCCACAATGGTAAATACTCCCTTTCCTGTGGTTTCTCCCGTCTTTGCATCCAGCATGGTATAATTCTGCTTTGCAAAACCGTTATAGGCGTTCTGTATAAGCGATATATCAGTACCCATTTTATTTGCATTGTCTGACATATCCGTAATTGCCACGTTTGCCTTTTCTGCTGCCGCTGCCGTGTCATTATTCATACTGGCAAGCAGCGACGCTGAAAAGCTGGTAACTGTTTCCATGTACTCATTTGCAGACATTCCGGCTGTTTTATATGCGTCGTTTGCATAACCAACAACCGTATCAGACGACGTTTTGAAAAGAGTTTCTACACCGCCTACAAGCTGTTCCTGTGCTGCGTATCCCTCTATCGCTTTTGTGGTAAGCGCTCCTATGGCTGTTGCCGCTCCCGCAACTGCTGCCGCCGTCGCCGCTGCTGCTGCTTTAAGCGCTGTACCCATTCCGCTTAGCACGCTTGTAAATCCAGAAAATTTTCCCTTTGCGTCGTCTGCCTGTTCCCCGCTGTCTTTTATTTCCTTTCCCATTTCGTCAGCGGCTTTTTCTGCTTTTTCCATTTCGTCAGTCGTTTTGCCTAATTCCTGCTCTGTCTTTACAAGCGCTGCTTTCTGGTAATTTAACTGGGTTTCAAGTTTTTTACTTTCTTCGCTATTGTCTCCTGTTGCCTTGCGACATTTTTCTAAAGCCGCCTCGGTTTCTTTTACCTTTTTTGCCTGCTCGTCGTATGTTTTCTGTAGTACCGCCTGCTTTGCTTTCAGCGCATCTACGCTGCTTGCATTGTCCTTATATTCAGCCGTTACAAGTTTCATTTCAGAATTAAGCACTTTACCCTCTTCTCTTCAAGCAGCTGGGCGTTTTCGTCCTCTGCTAAAAGTGCCTCGTTAATAAGCAGCGTAAGTAACCACCTTGTATCTTTAAAAATGTTTGGGTTATCTTTATTGAATACCTCACTTAATTTGTCGTAGCCCCCAAACTTTTCCTGCACTTCGTCTAATGCGTTCAGCGAAAAAAGTAAACCATATTCTTTGCCGTTCAGCTCTACGGGAAAAGCCCCGCTCTTTAATGCTCCCATGATATAAAATTAAGGCGCAGCCCATGCTACGCCTCTCTCCTTTCCTGTTTTATACACTTTCCATTGCTGCTGCCTTTTCCGGCACTGCTGTAAACCACGTTTTAGCCGCTGCGCTTTCCTCTGTTCCCACAAAGTCTGCTTTCCACAAGTTATCTTTCTTTCTTGTTGTAAAAGATGCCTCAATGTCCGGCGTGTTAAACTTGATACTCTCGCCCTTTGTTTCGTACTTTTCAGACGGTACTTTAAATTTTGCTTTAAGCAGCCATACGTAACGGTATTTACCACCCGTTTTCTTAGCTCTGAACCCTACAGCAACATACGGCGGCTCGTCCTCTTTTCCCGCCCATACTACGCTGTTCTTATCTACTGCCTGCCCCAGCAGCTCTGCCAGCACTTCCGGCGTAAGGTCTTTAATTCCCAGCTTAAGCGTTCCGCTTGCAAACTCCGTGACGCTCTCGCTTAATGTGTCGTCTGCATACAAGCTGCCGTCTGCTGTCTTTACGGATAAATCAGCGCTCATTGCCTCTGCCATTTTCTTAGGTGCCCCGTAGCTCTCTGCTCCGTCTGCCTCTGTGCATACGGCGTAATATAAATCTTTCAGTCCCAGTGTCATTGTTTAATCACTCCTCTTTCAAAATCTCGACTGTGATAGGCACTAACCAGTACCCCGTTTCTGTTTCGTAGCTTTCTGCGTCTATGCTGTTGATATAAACGCCTGCTGCTTTCAATACCTCTTTTGTCTTATCAAGCTGCGCCTCAAAATCGCCCTTATGGAAAAGCGTAACTCTATACATTTCCCTGCGCTCTTTCTCTTCGTCGTCTGCATTTACCGCAGGCGTACCCAGCAGCCGCAGAAACGTATAATATGCGTCTGGCTTATCCCGTCCAGTGTAAACGCCTCTCTGGGCTGGCAACCCTGCGCTTTCTAAAATCTCCTGTATACTCATTCGCCTGTTTCACTCTCCCATATACTGCGCTGTGCCTCTACTACCTTTTCGTGCGCCTTTTCGTTTGCCACTGTCATATAAGGGCGTGCAGCGTGGCTACTTGTGCCGTACTCTGCCACAAAGCCGATTGTTGCATAGCGCACCTTGCTTTTATCTCCTTTTCTGTCGTTTCCATGCTTTGCCCGTCCCTGTGGGTATATCTCTACGTATTTCTCCGTATCGTCGCCCTTTACGTCCGTAGCTTTTATGGAATTGATAAAACCGCCCGTTTCATTCAGTCCCATTGCCTGTGCCTGCTGTGTATGTTTTCAGTGTGGCGTTGCAGCGTTTGAACTCCCTATAAATAGTGTCCCTGTGTGTTCCCAGCGCCTCTGCAATATCGCTTACGCTGCTGCCCTGCTTACTCATAGCCTCTATGGTCTGCCTGTCCTCATAATGCAGACGCTTATATTTTCGTTTTCCCATGCTCTATGCTCCTTTCCTTTGGGCGACGTTGCCGCCGCCCCTTTCCTCATTTTTCTGCTACAGCCTCTGGCTTACAAAGAATGTGCATACACGAAAGCCCTTTTATAGCTGTCGGTAAATCATACGGTATAATTCTTTCTTCATTGCACTGGTCGAACATTGCGTTTATTCCTGCTATTTGCCATTCTTCTACGTCGTTCTCTCCACTTTTCAAAAATTCCGCTGCGTCCCGTGCCTCTCTTATGCAATCTTTCATAACTCTTGCGTTATTATCGTGTACGCTTACTCTAATTTGCAGTTTATCCGGCTCTTTCTTTCGCTGCTCTTCAAACTCTGCCGCCTCTCTCTTCTCTGCGTCCTCTTCGTTAAGCATCTCGTCAGCGAACCAATAAACCAGTTTATATAGCCTTTTTATTGCTTTCTTGCGGTTTTCGCTTAATTCTACTTTTTCGTCTGCCTTGTCTGCATAGATACGGCTTTTGCTGTACTCTGTACTCCAAAACTCTGTTACGCCGTTCTCTGTTCTTTCGTAAAATATCCCGCTACCGTCCTTGCATACATACTGCTTATGAATGACGTTATTTTCCATGCTTGATGTTTCTTCGTATTCTTTCCCGTACAATACTGCCGCTTTTGCTGCCTCATACTCTTCAAATGTCACTCTTTCCATTCTCCGTACCTCTCTTTCGTTGTAAAAAAATAAGCGTGCCAGAGTTTTTACGCTCTGCACGCTCTTCTTTTCTGCTGTTTCCTATAAAAAAAAGAAAATCGGCAGAGGCTTTATAACCTCTTGTCGATTTTCATTCTAAAACTTATCAAAGTTTTTATCAAAATTTGATATAAGCATAAATTCAATGGACGCATCTTATATCCCCATATCTAAAGCAAAGGTTTTTTCGATGAATTGGATAATTTTTCTAATTTCTAATATTGTATCAGATATTTCTTCAAATATTCATAAATTTCTATCTCCGTCGGCGGACATCCCTTTACAAAATGCTCAAACCTGCAAGTACAGTTTCCGACCCCCAGTTTCCCGCTTTTACCGCGGTATCCCTGCCCAACAGCAATTTTACAGTCCAGTTTCTCAAACAAACCTTCCTGTTTCAGCATATCCAGTGCCGGGATCAGATAGCCATAACAGGCACTGCAGGACTCCACTTCCTCGACAGCATCCTGCAGTTCAACAATCTTTCGCTCCCTTGGAATATCCACATCCTCCCAGCCCTTCCATACTGTTTTGTGGATATCTTTCACTTCTTTTGCTTTTCTGTTGATATCTTTTCCACTTGCCGTTTCTTCTGATCCTTGTTCTCCTTCTTTTGTTCCTTTTTCGAATCTGATCTGTATCAGATTCGCATGTTCCAGATCAGCAGAACCCACACCAAGTTCCTCCGCCATAACCAGATATGGAACGTCTTCTCTCCTATAATAAAGCATCTGACATACAAACGTATCACATAAAACCGGATCTTTTGCTGTCAGAATCCGGTTCATAACAACCGGATTTCCTCCATCTTCAAAATCCAGATCACCACAGATATTATCCACCACAATAAAATCCTGATGAATCCCCACATTCAGATGTGCAATCGGTTTATGCAGACCCAGCTTATGAAAGTGCCTCTTCTCCTTATTTGGAATCAGACCTTTCATATTTTTCAATGCACAGGTGATCTTTGTCTGGCAATGTCCTTTCAGAACTGGAACATTGATCAGAAAATCCAGCTTTCTCACACTGCTGCAGATTTGAAGTTTCATTCCGGCACAATCCACTTCACTGCTTTCATCGAGCTGCATATCCCAAAATGGTACGTTGTATTTTTCAACCAGCCTGTCATATCCACAGACTTCCATGGATTCCGAAGTTTTATCCCCAACCCAGGAGCTCTCCAGCATCACGATATGTTGACAACTTCTTTCCTGTAAATATTCAATAATCCCCGCAACAATCTCCGGATGTGTTGTTGCACCATAAGAAGCCTCCGTCGGCGATACTAGGTTCGGCTTTATTCCGATCAGCATCTGATCTGCATTTTTTTGCTTCTGATCTGCCTTTTTTTTAATTTCTGCCCACAGATCTGACTGTGCAAGGATCTCCTTTGTCATCTCTTTATATTCCGTTCCGGAAATCATATATAAATCATTTTTCTTCAAATTTCCATCCTCCTTTTTCAATATCCGTAAAGCGGACATTCACAATCCGCTTCGCTACTTGCTCATGAACGCAGTCGTATATCCGTTTTAAGCAACAAAAAAGCACTACTCACTATGAGTAATGCTTTTCTCGAATCATGAGGCATCGGGGATTCGAACCCCGGACAACTTGATTAAAAGTCAAGTGCTCTACCGACTGAGCTAATACCCCATTCTGTCTTTTCAGACAAAATGCCTGGTTCCGGAATCGAACCAGAGACACGAGGATTTTCAGTCCTCTGCTCTACCAACTGAGCTAACCAGGCAAAATTGCGGGGGCAGGATTTGAACCTACGACCTTCGGGTTATGAGCCCGACGAGCTTCCAGACTGCTCCACCCCGCGTTATGAAATTAATGGATGGAGGTGGATTCGAACCACCGAAGCAATTTGCAGCAGATTTACAGTCTGTCCCCTTTGGCCACTCGGGAATCCATCCATATGTTAAAAATATTAAATTATTGTACCTTTTAGGCTAAGATACAAAGCCGATGATCGGACTCGAACCGATAACCTGCTGATTACAAATCAGCTGCTCTGCCAATTGAGCCACATCGGCAAGCCTTAAAAAAATATGGCTAATGGGACCTACAGGGCTCGAACCTGTGACCCTCTGCTTGTAAGGCAGATGCTCTCCCAGCTGAGCTAAGATCCCATAAACGACCCAGATCGGACTCGAACCGACGACCTTCGCCGTGACAGGGCGACGCTCTAACCAACTGAGCCACTGGGCCTTTTCTAAAGGTTATATACCTTCAAAACCGCATACAGACTATAAATCCTACATCTTTTTCTTCTATCCTGAACCTCACACTCTCGTGCT